TTTATGAATCATTGAAAGATGATGGATTTTTTAATAATGAATTTATAGATGAAGGAAAATTCAAATTAAGATTCTTTAATGAAATGAATAACATAGCAAATAAAACTGATAGTATAGATGCAGATTCTGTTTTAGATATAGCATTCAATGTAAGTAATGAGATTATGTTAGAGAACATCGATAAGACTGTTTCTGAGTTAACTGATATGGGATTGGTTGAATCAGTTGTAAATGAAGATGGCGAGATTGCATATAAACTAAAAGAAAACTAAAAAGTTATGAGTAAAGAAAACGAAAACTTATTACCAGATGAATATTGGAATGAGTTAACTCAAGAAGAGATAGAATCATTACAATCAGCTGCAGATGAAATGGAACAATACCTATCACAACCAGCAGATGAATGGATTGAATTGGATGAATCGTATTACGAACATCTTAGAGAGAGATTTAAGAAAGGACCTGATGAGATTGGTCCTCGACAATCTAAACTATTCCAAAATAAGTTTATACCAGTTCAATTGATGGTGATTCCGGCGGGTAGACAACACAATGGTGAAGAGATGGTTCAATACTTCCACATCATTACTGAAGATTTGGAATTGGGTGAGTGTAATGGTTCGTATGAATTAGTTACCAAAAAAGATTTAGAAGAAAAATTTAACATTAAATATAACAATTAAAAAAACAAAGTTATGAAGTATTACATTGCAAAAGTAAAAGTAGTTATGAACGATGACAAAGGTCGTCAAAAGAAAGTTACGGAACAATATTGTGTTCACGCAGTATCAGTAACTGATGCTGAAACAAAGGTACATGAAGAATTCAAAAATAGTGGTTTAGAATTCGAAGTGACATCTGTATTGGAAACCAAAATAATAAAAGTTATTAAATAGGAGATTAGATGAATTTTGAATTAGGAGAAGTTGTATTAATTAGTGTATTTGATAAAATGCAAGTTGGTAAGGTTTTAGATAAAGTATATACAAAATCGGACAATAGTTATTCAGTTCAAGCTGAAAATGGTAAAGTATATGAATCGGTTTATGTTGATGATAAAGCATCTGATATATACATAAATGGAAATCTTTCAAAAGCATATTCTAAAAATAAGTAAGATGAATATAGATAAAAAACAATTCAAACGACTGAAGAATAGAGTTATAAAAAAATACCCTAATGCATCAACACAACTTAATTCAGATGGAATGTATTGTGTTAATTTGGGTGAAGGTGCTACATTGGTGGATGATTATATGATTCCACCTCAAAAGAGTGTAGCACTTGCATGGTATTGGGTTAATGAAATTATTAAAGTAAATCAAAACATAGAAAGAACACATCCGAATAGAATGGATATAGGAACTTTTGAACGTAAATTTAATAGAATTTCAAAACGAAATAAGCAAAAATAATTGATTTAATAAAAGTTATTTTGATATTTATTATAAATAGATATTAACATTAAACTAAATTAAATTATGAAAAAGTATTCAAGTAAACCAAGAGGTAGAGTAAATCAGGGTGGTTCAACTAATGAAAAAGATATGGTTAGGTTCGCTAAGTTAGGTAAGAACTATAACTCAATTGATTTTCATATGAATGATTCCATTACGAAATCAAACTACACTAAAAAAGATTTACCTATAGGTGAATTACAAATAGGTAATAGATTTGTAGAACTCACTTGGTCTGAATGTAGTAAGCTTATTGAAACTTTAGAATTAGCTCAACTAACTCACAATCAAAAAATTAGATTGGGTGTGTTTTAATCACAACTATCTATGTGAGTTTATATAATTTATAATTATGGACTCATCCAAATTATTTGATAAGTTTTCAGAAGGAGACTCGGATATGCAATCGGCTCGTAAACGAGTCTCTTCTGCGACATCAGTTAAATATACATTAGTTGAATATATTGATACTATATACAAAAATACATCTATAGTAAACACTATATTCACCGATGTTGATTTTATTGAAGTCTATATGATTAAAACTTATGTTGAAACTGATGAACTTGCATCAGATGAATATGTAAGTAAAATGATAACTCGTATAGATACTTTGATAAACTCAATACCAAAGCTTAACGAACACCCACATACATATAGATTTTTGAATCTATTAAAGCAACACATACATTCCAATAAAACTATCTTATCAAAAGAAACATTAGTATATTTAAATGATTTGTATAAGGGTAAACTGAAACCTTAACAATATTTATATTAAATGGAAATGGGGGTATAATATGATTAGCGATGGATATGCATATTGGGATGATGAAGAATATGAGTTCTTTAAATCTTTAGATGATAATGATAAACTATTGTATATATACGATTTGTTTATAAACGATGAATTTGATTACTCTAATTTAGAATCTGATATTGAAGTTGAGTTTGAAGATGATTCTGATAGTGTTATCAAAGATGTTCAAGTTGTATTTTCAGATGATTCAATTAAGATAATTGGAAACAGCTTAACACTACAAAACAAAGTAGCAACTGATTTATTTTTGAATGGTCTTATCTTAACGGATAAAGATACGATTGTTAAAGAAACAAAAGATGGTATCAGAATAATACTATCGTATAAATTGATTGGTGTATCATTACCAATATCACTAAACTGAAATTATGTCATTAGTAGTATGACATTATTTCATATTTATCCATATGGTATATTAATTGAATACTAAGAATTAAAAAATTATAAACTAAAAAGGAATTATTATGTTTTACACAAAAAGCACATTTGACAAACTATTTGATGAAACTCTGGTAAATATGTTATCTGATTTCAAAGGTAAAAAAGAATCTATGAAACTTGAAGATGATGTACTATCAATAGACTTTGATGTACCTGGATTATCAAAGGATGATTTTAAAGTTATGGTAGAAGATACTACATTAGTTATTGATGGGAAAAACGAATCACGAAGTTTTTTCAAAAAATACAATGTTAGTGAAGATTTTGATGTATCTAAAACATTAGCTAATGTTGAGAATGGTATTCTAACTATTACTATACCTAAGACAGAAGCAAAGAAATATAAACTTATTGAAATACCAGTTAACTAAATTAATGTTTTGTCAAGAAGTTATATCAGTAGGTGATTCACTATATGTTGTTCTACGAAGAATTAGAATCTCGGCCAACCCAATTACCGATACATGGAAGCATCATTTAAAATGTGATAAGGTTTTTAAGAAAGAACCATATTATTATTTCTGTGAAAAGATAATAGATGTTGAACCGATAGAATAAAACTTAACATTAATTTAACAAAGGGGGCTTGTATAAGTCCCCTTTTTTTATTATCTTTATATTGTAAATAAAAAAACATTATGGGAAATTTAGGATACGCTTGTATCAATATGACATTAGGTAAAAAAGGTATTACTACTAATCGTAGTATGATTAAACGAACTTTCAAAGAGAAGGGTATTCCATATGCTTCTGAACTCAGTATTCAGAATGTAAGGGATTTTATTGAGATTATTAAGTGGAATGAACAAAACAATATTAAGTTCTTTAGAATGAGTTCTAATGTGTTTCCTTGGTCATCTGAGTATCCACTATCAGAACTACCACATTACCAACGAATCAAAAATCTATTATCAGGTGCTGGACATCTTATTAACAAGTATGGTCATCGTATTACATCACATCCTGGTCCATTCAATGTATTGGTATCACCAAATGAAAATGTAGTAAAGAATACTATTACTGATTTATCCATACATGGTGAAGTCTTTGATATGATGGGATTATCTCGTACTCCTTACAATAAACTGAATATACATTGTAATGGGGTGTATGGTGATAAGCAATCTGCTATGGATAGGTTTTGTAAGAACTTTGAGTTATTACCTGAATCAGTTCAGACTCGATTGACTGTAGAGAATGATGATAAAGCATCTATGTATTCAGTAAAAGATTTGATGTATATTCATAATCGTATTGGTATTCCTATTGTATTTGATTACCATCACCACAAATTCAATACAGGTGGTTTAACTGAAGAAGAAGCACTTAAACTTGCTGCAAGTACTTGGGGTGATATCAAACCTGTAGTTCACTACTCTGAGAGTAAATCATTACATGAAAATAATGATACTATTAAACCACAAGCACATTCAGATTATATCTCTGAACATATTAATACTTATGGTATAGATGTTGATGTGATGATTGAAGCTAAGATGAAAGAATTAACCTTATTAGAATACAGATGCGTTAACGCATGAATTCTGGTCAGCTTGTTTTATTATTGAATGATTTCTTTATTATTTATTATAATAATGTTTTCTTTATTATAATTATTATATTTATTGTCAGTATGGTGTTGTTTACAACTCCATTCTTACTTTCTAATAAAAGAAAGAATTTCATATAAATACAATTTAGAAATTTAATAAAACTAAAAATATGAGAATTGTGGATAACTTTTTTTCAAAAAAATTATGGTTTGGGATTTTGATGGTGATTTCAACCCTTACACTATCATCTTCAGCCGCATACTATTCCGTATTTGGATTGAGTTCATTATTCGCTGGTGCTAAACTTCAAGTAATGATTATGGCATCTGCATTAGAGTTTTCTAAACTGATAGTAGCATCATACTTACATAACAATTGGAATAAGATTGGTATTCTATTAAAATCATATTTAACTATAGGTGTTATCGTATTGATGGTAATAACATCAGCTGGTATATATGGATTCTTAACATCAGCATACCAAACTACATCAGACCAATTGACTATTATAAACAAACAAACTGAAGTGGTTGAATTAAAGAAAGGTAGATTCCAAGAACAATTGGATGGATATAAAATAGAGAAAGAACAACTCAACCAATCCATATCAGAACTATCTAAGGGGTTATCTAATAATGTAATAACATATACTGATGAAAATGGTAATCAAGTTACAACAACATCATCAGCCACAAGAAAAGTTTTAACCGAACAACTAAACGATACAAAAGAACAAAGAGATTTGGTATCGATGAAAGTTGAATACTTAACTGATTCAATTACTAAATTAGATTTACAAATATTAGATATGGAATCTAATAATGAAGTAGCCGCAGAAATTGGTCCATTACGATATCTATCTAACATTACAGGTAAACCAATGGATATAATTGTTAATTGGTTTACACTACTGATTGTATTTGTATTTGACCCAATGGCAATCGCAATGGTTATAGCTATCAACAAATATATTGGTAATTCTGAAGACCATCCAGAACAACAAAAAATTGATACCATTGTAAGTAGTTCAGATGTATCTGATGAAGAAAATGATTTAGAATCTCAGATTAGAAAAAACGAAGAGATTCTCGCTACTAAGAGAATACATAAAGAAGATAAGATACCACCAAAATCGGATAACTCTGATAAGAAAGAATTCTATGGTGAAACTGTGAAACCTAAAAAGAGATATAACGATTCAGTAGCACATGCATCTAATTTAAAATAAATTTGGATAATTGAAAAATATTTCGTATATTTGTTTAAACAAATTTAATTAATAAGTATGAGTGATTTATATAACGATGGTAATGTATCATCGACTAATGGTAAAGTAGAAGCAACATATGATATAAAACCATCTTCTGAAAGAGAGAAGTGGTTTCAAGAATTTAGAGAGTTAGATTACTGTATTGATATTACTGATAATATAATTTCGATAGAAGATGAAATTATAAATGGTCTTACATTTGATGTTATACGAAAGGTTAGGTTATTGAAAAAGATAAATGGAAATATTAAAGCAATAACTATTCTTCTTAACTCACCAGGTGGTGATGTAGTTGAAACTTTAGGATTGATTGATTACATTCGTTCATTAGATACTAACGAAGGTATTAAAACTAATATTGTATGTAGGGGTTCAGCTATGAGTGCAGCAGCATTATTACTATCAGCAGGTACTGGGGTTAGAGCAGCATCTAAACATTCAAAAATTATGGTTCACCAATTATCATCAATCTCATATGGTAAACTTTCAGATATTAAATCTAATGCAAAGTTCGCAGAGCAATTAGAAGATGATTGTAATACGATTATGGAAGAATGCACAAAGAAAGATAAAAAGTGGTGGGAAGAAAATCAACAAACTGATTACTTCTTATCATCAGCAGATGCATTGGAATTAGGAATGATAGATAAAATTATATAATAAAAGGAAAAGTTATGGAATGGAATTACAAACCTTTAGGGGATAGAGTCGTTGTAAAAATATTAAAAAGAAACGATGAGAAAACATCAGGTGGCTTATACAAACCATCTGGTTCTGATACTACAATGTTAGGAGAAGTAGTATCAGTTGGTAATGGTTTATTTACTCAAACGGGTGATACTATACCAATGAGTGTTAAAGTTGGTGATACAGTTCTATTAGATGGGACTGGGTTTAAACACCGAAACGGAAAGGATACATATCACATCTATAGAGAAAGTGAGTTGTTATCTGTATTAGAAGAAAATAAATAAAAATTAAAAGTTATGATACACATTTTAGATGAAACTCAAATTCAAGACAACTACAACAAATTTAGAAAACTAATCAACCAAACCTTTACGGGTGAAAGATTGGAATCTCTTAATAAGATGTATGACCATTTGGAAGATAGAATTATTCTAACTCCGGCATCATCAACTGAACACTTTCACAATGCGTTCGCTGGTGGTTACATCGACCACATACTTAGAGTTACGAGAAACGCAGTTAAGGTTTTTGATTTACATACTGAATTAGGATTGGGTGATGGTTCTTTTGATAAAGAGACTGTAATATTTACAGCACTACACCACGACTTAGGTAAAGTTGGAAATGCGGATGAGAGTTGGTATATCCCAAATGATTCACAATGGCATGTTGAAAATCAGGGTAAGATTTATAAAACAAATCCATCAATGCATTGGATGAATCTTAATGATAGAACATTTTGGTTATTGAATCATTTTGGTATTAGAATTTCTGAAGTGGAGTATTTAGGTATCAAACTTACTGATGGGTTATATGATGAATCTAATAAAGAGTATTATATAGCATACAATAAAGATAACGCATTAAAGACTGGATTACCATTTGTAATGCACCAAGCAGATATTATGGCTGCACGATTTGAAAATGAAAGATGGTTAAAACTAAAACAATCAGAACCACCTAAAAATGTTGGTGGTAGACCATCTAAGAAACAAAAATTAGAAAATGTAAAAATGCCAGAGAAGATTGATTTTAAATCTATCTTTGGTGAAGTAGAGGAAGCATAGTTATGGGATTATTATTTATAGTAATATTATCAGTTTCAACCTTACTATTAGGATACACAACAACCAATTTGTTGCGTAAAAACGAAGAGTTGGAAGATGAAATGGAATTCGCAGATAAATACTTAGAAACTACATACAATTATATGAAGAGAGCATATGATAGAATGAAGGAAGTAGATAGGTTGGGTTCTTTTGAATCTGATGATGAAAGTGGTTTTATTTTCCAAGAAATAAAATCAGCAATTGAAGAATTAAACGAAACATTTGAATTAGATGCCAAGGAAGAGAAAGAATAAAAGGTATTTTACAAAGATTACTGAAATCGCAATAAACGCATATAATAATTGTGGTGATGACCAGTATCTTAAAAATAGAATCTATAATAGATTTATAGATTACCCATTTAATAAGTTAGCAGAGAATGTAATACATACATATAAGACATACTACTTTGATGTTCCATATGAAGATGTGAAGGCAAATGTAGTTGCATTTCTAAATGAGAAGATTCACAAGTTTAATGGGGATAATGGGAGAGCATTCTCATATTTCACAGTTGTGGCACGAAATTACTTATTTAATCAGAATAATGCTAACTACGCAAGGATGAAAGCACATACTGATTTATCAAGTGTTGATGCATCTCGAAATGTAATTAACGAAGTGGTTCGTGATAAAAACATAGAATCTAAATCAGATTTTATGGATTGTTATACAACTTATATAGATGCTAACTTATATGATATCTTTAATAAAGATAGAGATAGGTCCATAGCAGATTCTATAAATGAGTTGTTTAAAAATAGAAATGATTTATATTCGTATAATAAGAAGGCACTCTACATACTTATTAGAGAAAGGACTGGTGTTCATACTCAATATATAACAAAGGTAGTTGGTGTAATGAAAAACATATACGCAGAACTTTTTGTTGAATACAATAAATTGGGGTATATACCAAAAAATTATAAATTAAAAGGAATATATGGATAAGGATACTGAATTATTTAAAGGAAAATCTTTTTCTGATATAATGGGTGATATTTATAATAATTCCAAAAAAAAAGATAGACAACTAAAACTATTGATTGCGGAATTAGAACCATTAGTAAAAAATCTACAAGATGCAACTGTGGTAGTTCCATTGATTAAAGAGTATATGGAAGTATCGGTTAAAAACGATGAACAACTTGTAAAACTTGCAGCAATAGTTCAACGAATGATGAAAGATATGAACTCAGGCGAAGATGGAGATGGTTTAGGTTTATCTGAAGAAGAAAAGAAACAACTATTAGAAAACGCAAAGGCAATTGATGAGAAAATAGATTCTCTTCAAAACGATGGAGATGATTGATGGCAACCTTACAAACGGGTACAATACAAGAAATAAATCTAAAAGATGATGATGTAAATAAAGTTTATTCTGTAAAAGTTTTACTTGATACATCAAACAACACTTTAGTGGAAGCATTTCCTGCAGATGTAAATATAAAACGCGTTCCGATATTAGGTGAACAAATTATAGTCGTAACATCACAAACCGCAGATTCAAAATCAAAATCAAAACAAAAGAGAAAGTATTATTTACATATAGTACCTGTTCAATCAAATGTTCACAATAATTCTTTACCTACTGCAAATTCTACACAAACTTCAAATGCAGGTAGTGATTATGGTGATACATCCGCTGGAAACCCAAATACATCTAATAACAACTCTGAAGTTGATTTAGGTAAAGGTTTTGTGGAAAGAACTGATGTGGGTTCATTACAACCATTCATTGGTGATGTTTTAATAGAAGGTAGATTCGGACACTCATTAAGATTTGGATACTCACCAACCGATTCTGATACAACACAAACTCCATCTTGGCAATCATCAAAAGTAGAAGACCCAATTACCATATTATCAAATGGTAGAAAGCAAGGTGGTTCATACAATAAATTTATTATAGAAAATGTAGATGATGACTTATCATCTGTCTATCTAACATCATCACAAAAAATTAAAATAAAAACATCTCAAACCAATTTAGGTATGGGTGTAGATGCACAATCTCAATTTGATAAACCATCAGTAATAATCACATCAGATAGGGTTCTATTGAATTCCAAAAATGATTATGTAATATTAAGTGGTGACAAAGGTGTTAACATAGCAACACCTGCATGGGCAATGGATATGGATAAGATGTTTACAATCTTAGAAGGATTGATTCAACAATTAGCAGATTTAACATCAGGTACTGCTACATTCGCAACAGGTGTTGGTCCTACAGGTCCGGCTACAAATGTAGCACAAGTTCAACAACTATTAACTGAATTAAAACAAATGGCTCAATAATATGGCAGTACTTTGGACTGGGTTTCAAGCAACGGTAGCACCTTGGTTAGATACACCAATAGAAAAAACAGAAGTTGATACTGCTAAAGTTATTGCAAACGCATATGGTATTGCTGTATCAACTGCTATGATATCTTTGATACCTGGTTCAACTATTATATCTGCACCACCAACCATTGGAATTGAAATTGCAATATTAGATACATTCAATCAAATAAAAAATTCTGAAGGAGCACCAACTCCCCCAATGTTTTTAGGATGGGCATTTCAAACAGTTTCTTATTGGTCTGCAGTTCAATGGAGTCCACTACCACCACCACCAGGTTATGTATCACCAACAACGGGAGTTACTACATTAACAGGTGGAACTACATCACCATTAGATTTAGGTTTATGGGCAGCTTTTAATAACCCAGCCGCATCAACTCCATTGGGAAATGTTATATGTGGAAAGTTAATAAATGCGTTTACATCACATCTATTAACTGTAAATGGATTATATAATGGATTAATTCCTGCAGCACCGGCACCTATACCAGGTCCACCATTTCCATGGGTTGGGGTAGTATAAAACTAAATATTTTAATATTTATATAAAACAAAAAACGAATAATTATGAAAACAAAAGAATTCGCAAAATTATTGGAAGTGATAGTAAGAAAAGTGGTTAGAGAAGAAATGAAACCACTATTGAAAGAAATTAAAAATTCCAATAAACCTATAATTAAAGAAACTAAAAGTTCAAAAGTAAATTCATCGTTTGACCCGTTTGATGTTTCTGATGTATTTGAATCTAAACCAAATAAATCTAAAACTAAATATTCAGGAAACGAAATGTTAAATGATATGTTGAATGAAACATATGAGAATAATGAATGGAGAGATATAGATTCACCATTTACATCACAAAGAGCACAAGCATTTAATAGACAACAAATGGCATCTGCATTGGGGTATGGTGAAGAAAGTATGATACCAGATACCGATGTTGATGGTAAACCAGTTGATATGTCGGTAATACAATCAAGTGGTGTAGCAGATGCATTGACAAGAGATTATTCTTCATTGATGAAAACTATTAATGCTAAGAAGGGTAAGTAATAACTAATGAGAGCTCGTAAAGAATATTCATATAATCCTTTAGATTTAGATGATAACATAGCAATTGGTGTTCAATTACCATTTGGTAAAAATGGTGGTTTATTTTCACTTAGTTATACAACTGAACAACAATCTATATCAAATCTAAAAAATTTACTTTTAACAAGAAAGGGTGAACGACCATTTCAACCTGAATTTGGTTCTGATGTATATTCTTTACTTTTTGAAAATATAGGTCCATCATTATCAGATAATCTTTCCCAAAGTCTTACTGATGATATTAATTTTTGGTTACCATATATAATTATTGATAACATTAATATAGATGCTGAACCCGATAACAACTATGTTAGAATTGAATTATCATTTAGGGTTAGTGAGCAAGGTGCTAATCAACAAATCATATTATTTATAGATTCGGCTGGAACAACAACTATAGAGTAGGTAAAAATGGCAAAGAAAGTTAAAAACGATTTAGTTCAAAAAGATGTTAAACTTGTTGGTAGGGATTTCGGTCAATTCAGAAAAAATTTAATAGATTTTTCTAAAAACTATTTCCCAAACATATTCAATGATTTTAATGAATCATCACCTGGTATGATGTTTATGGAAATGGCATCTTATGTTGGTGATGTATTATCTTTTTATACAGATACTCAGTTAAGAGAATCTTTATTATCAAATGCAGAAGAAAAAACTAACCTATTCAATCTTGCGGCAGCATATGGATACAAACCTAAAAATGTAGTTCCTGCAACAGTTACTTTGGATGTATATCAATTATTACCTGCAAAGGGTAGTGGTGATAGTGTTAGACCTGATTATGATTATGCTTTAACAATATCACAAGGTATGCAAGTTGGTTCTTCTGAAAACAATGCAACAAACTTTATAACAACTACTCAAGTAGATTTCTCAACATCATCATCCTTCGACCCAACCGAAGTATCGGTTTATAGTGTAGATGAAAATACAAACGAACCAATATATTACTTATTGAAGAAAAAGGTAAAGGCATCAAGTGGTAGAGTGGAAACTACTACATTCACATTCAATGAACCAAAGATATACGATAAAATAAAATTAAGCAATAGTAATATTATACGGATACGAAGAATAACTGATTCTGATGGTGATGTATGGACTGAAGTTCCATATTTAGCACAAGATACTGTATTTGAACAAATTGAAAATAACGAAGATAGTTCTCAGTATTACAATGTATATAGTGGAGAAACTCCATATCTTTTAGAATTGAAAAGAGTTCCAAAAAGATTTATTACTAGATTTGAAGATGAACAAACAATGGTAATTCAATTTGGTGCTGGTATATCGGCAAATGCTGATGAAGAGATAATACCAAACCCTGATAATGTAGGTTCAGCACTATACAACATAGTTGGTGATTTAGACCAAGGTATAGACCCATCTAATTTCCTATACACTAAAACATATGGTGTAGCACCATCAAATACAACACTTACTGTTGAATATTTAGTGGGTAATGGTGTAGCTGATAATGTTCCAGCTAAAGATTTAACAAGTATCACATCAGTTATCACATCATTAAAAAATGAAATAAATTTAGATACTACTTTAATAAACTTTGTTAAGAAATCAGTTGCAGTAACAAATCAAGAACCCGCTAGTGGTGGTAGAAGTAATGAATCGATGGATGAGATTCGTAACAATGCAATGGCATACTTCGCAGCACAAAATAGAACTGTAACGAGAGAAGATTATGTAATGAGATGTTACTCATTACCACCACAATTCGGTTCAGTAGCAAAAGCATATTTAGTTCAAGACTATCAAATAGAAAATAAGAAATCAGATAATACTACGGTATCATCTGAAATTCCAAATCCATTAGCATTGAACTTATATACATTGGGATATGATTCAAATAAGAAATTAAAAGCATTAAATCCAGCAACTAAAAACAATCTTAAAAATTACATATCATACTATAGATTACTTACTGATGCTGTTAATATTAAAGATGCTCACATTATTAATATTGGATTGGATTTTGAAATATTGGTATTACCAAATTATAATTCAAATGAAGTTCTTTTAAGATGTATTGAGGCACTTAAAGAATATTTTAACATTGATAATTGGAGAATAAATGAACCAATACAACTATCTAAACTATATGTATTATTAGATGGTGTTGATGGTGTTCAATCAGTTATTAGACCTGATAAAGATGGTGTTGGTGGATTACAAATTCACAATAAGTTTAATGGAAATTACTCACCAAATAAATATAGTATTAAAAACGCTACTAAGTATGGTGTTATATATCCAGCTAAAGACCCATCTATTTTTGAAATTAAATTTCCAAATACCGATATTAGAGGTAAGGTAGTTACTCAATCATTCTAAGGAGATAAGAGATGATATATAGAATATACGGACAAAAAGATACTACCATTTATGAGCAAAATGCTCGTAAGACTCAAAATACGGGTGCTGATGAAATATTAGAAGTTACTAAATTTTATGATGAATTAACAAACGAAACATTCATTGGTAATAGTAGAATTTTAACTCAATTTGATATCACATCATTATCAGAATCTATTTCTAATGGTGATATATCATCTAATTGTAAATTCTATTTAAACCTAACATCCACAGAACAAAACGAAGTTCAATCCCAATATCAATTGGATGTATATCAAGTATCTCAGAGTTGGGCTGAAGGTATTGGACAATATTATTATTCACCAATCGTAACTGATGGTGTTAGTTGGGAATATAGAAATGATTCGTTATGGTCGACTGGTTCTTTTGAATTAGGAACTACTGGTTCATATACAATAAATGAAGGTGGTGGTACTTGGTATACTGCATCCGTAAATAATACATCATACTCACAAACATTCAGTAAATATGTAGATGATTTAAATGTTGAAGTTACTGAGTATGTTAAAGATTGGATGAGTGGTAGTAGGGATAATAATGGGTTTATTATAAAGAGACCTGATTCGCAGGAAAGTGGTTCAACTCGATATGGTTCATCTAAATTCTTTTCAAATGAAACTCATACAATATATGTTCCAACATTAGAAGTAAGATGGGATGATTCATCATTTGATACAGGAAATCTATCACCACTTACAGATGATAATATATTATTGTATTGTAAAAATTTATTAAATGAATACAAAGAACCATCTAAAGCAAGAATTAGATTAGTGGGTAGAGAACGATATCCACAAAGAAGTTTTGTAGATACATACCCATATACAACAACTAAATATCTACCACAAACTACTTATTATCAGGTTAGAGATGTTGAAACCAATTTGGTATTAATGCCATTCGATACATCATATACTAAAGTTAGTTGTGATTCCAATGGTAACTATTTTGATTTTTGGTTTAATACATTACAACCTGAAAGGTTTTATCAATTTGAGTTTAGAGTTGATAGAACAAATGGTAGAAAAGAATATTTTGGTGGATTTGTATTTAAGGTAATTAGATAATGGCAGAAATAAATATAGATAATACTGGTGAAGTTTTAAGTAGACTCGATGTTAGAAGAAACTCATCCAATCAGATAATTTCATATACATTACCTGATGATTCTGATAAAGGATATGGTTTACAAAGAATTCCTGCACAAACTACTGTATTTGGATTAACATCATATGATAGAACTATAGATAAAATTAGTGGTGAGTTATTAGATAATATTCCTGATATTGGATTACGATATACTAAAAAATTCACATTTAATGAAAGTGGAACTGAAGCAGTTCTTTTTACAAA